ATCCGGAAACCAAGGTGGAATTTGGACTAATACCCAAAATAACCCTTATCCACAATCACCATTATTGGATGAACAAACCAAACGTCCAACCAGGGCGTGGCAACAATTTTTCCTTGGAATACTCAACTTTACTTCAGCTACCACGGCTACCAAAGGTGCGGCTACGTTACCGGCCAACCCAGTAGGATTTATTAATATTACGGTCAACGGTCAACCCTTTAAAGTGCCTTATTACAACCCATGATTAATTACAAGCCGCTTTCCGAACAAGATTCTGACCGTCAAGCGGCATTGGCAATGATTTATTCATCGGTAAAAGATAGATTAAACATGGAATTTGAGCAATTTGAAGTTGTAATGAAAGATTGGCAAGTTACCCCATTACAAGAACAAGGCTGGATAATTGGTGGCGTTTTGCAAAAAGAAAATGAAATTCACGTAGGTTATGGGTTAAAACCTTCTTCTTCAATACGTGGTCACATTAAAGCAACCTTAAAAAAAATCATTGACCAATACGGTAGTGCTATTACTTCTGTTATGGAAGAAAACAAAAAAGGCATTAATTTTTGTAAAAGACTTGGTTTTATTGAATTTAAACAGGAAAAAGGTAAAATCTACCTTAAATGTGATAGGTGTAACTATGTATAAAAAAGTCTATTTAAGCCGTGCCCAAACAAAAGCTATGTCAGCGGAATATCCTATTGGCGATCCAACTGGTGGACCAGCTTACGGTGAAAGAAATGACCCAGTTACGGCCACAATTGTAGGCGGTACTGCTCTTGTTGGTGGATATATGCAAAGCCAGGCGGCTGGTAAAGCGGCTAACCAATACAGTCAATCTGCCCAACAAGGCATTAATTACAATAAAGAATTGTATGCCGATGTGTTTGCTCAAAATAAACCATATATGGATTTAGGCCAAAAAGGTGCAAATATTTATGGTCAATTAGCTGATAGCGGTTATTTAACTAACCAACCATCAATGAATGATTTAACTCGTTTAATGCCTAATTATGAATTTGGATTAAGACAAGGCCAAGGTCAATTAAATTCTCAAATAAATGCTGGTGGTGGTTTAATTAGTGGTAATGCCATTCAAGGCGCCCAACAATTTGCCCAGGGCTATGCTGGAAACGCTTTATCCGATGCGTTCAACCAATATCAAGCTAACCGTACAAACGTAGTTAGCAACGTAAATGCTTTAACTAGCGTTGGTCAAAATGCCAATCAAACCGTAGCTAATATGGCTGGTGGCACTTCCGGCAACGTTAGCAATATGCTTTCAAGCATCGGTAATGCACAAGCGGCCGGAACAATGGGCCAAGCAAATGCTTATGGAAATGCTTTAAATAATGTTAGTAATTACGCCATGTTATACGGCATGATGAAAAGAGGGTAATTATGGCTGGATTTACCGCAGATTTAAACCCAAAACAATCAGGAATGTCACTTGGTGACATTATGAAAGCTGGTATGTACGGCGCAGAAATGGACGTTCTGAATCGTCAAGCCGCTATTGCTAGAGAAAAAGAAAAAGAAATTCCTATTATTCAAAATTTTGCTAAAGATCAAAGCAGTAAATTGCCTGATGGCAGTTTTGATTTAAAACAGTTGCCAGCATTAATGTCAATGGCACCATTAACTGGTCCTGAATTTGCTAAAAATATTACTGATTTGACTAAAAATCATATTGAAACTAATCGTGCAATGAATGAACTTGCCAAAGACAATAGGCAACAATTTGCTACGATTTATGGCAATTATGGCCAAATGGCGGCGCAAGGCAGACCAGTATTGGCACCTGAAGTTATTGCTTCTTTTGAAAGATTAAAAGAATACAACCCACAATTGGCAACCGTAGCCGATGGGCATATTAGAGGTTTAAAAGCTTTTGGTAATCAACCAATTCCACCCCAAGAATTGATGAAATATCAAAATGAATCATTAACGCCTAGAGAATTGATTGATCAATTTAGCCCTAAAGCCACCGTTGGTGAAGTTGGCGGTCAAAAAGTTGGTGTTGTTACTACACCTTCATTCATGGGTAGCCAACCTACTGTTTCAACTAGCCCATTGGGTGGTGGTCAACCACAAACTACTGGTATGCCATCTACTAGCGCACCAAAAGTTAAAGTATTGCCTGACCTTATTAAAGAAGACCCCGACTTTAATTATACCGGTCCAGCTAATCCTTTAAATTTAGATGAAGTACGTAGAAAATCTTATGATGCTGGTAAACAAGTTTATAAAGATGCTCCAATAAATGCAATGGCCGCTGAAGAAGGCAAGCAATATGTACGTAAAGTAGAAGAAGTTGCTTTTAAAGCAAGCGGTGCTGGTGCTTACAAAACTGCTCAAGATTGGGCAAGACTTATTGTGGCACAACCTGATTTAGACACTTTGCGTAAAAACATTGCTGGTGTGATGGTTCAAAACGCCAATACTATGGGATTGAATAAAACAGATTCTAGCCGTGGCGATGCCGCAACCATTAGCGGTAGTGATGCGATTAGCCCTGAAGCATTGCGTGACATTATGCAACGTGCTGATGCTCAATTTACTGCAACTACCAAATTTGCTGAAGGGCTTAAAAAGTACCGTGAAAAACGTGGTGAAGTCAATTCTGCACTTAATGCTGATAGATTCCAAAGCGCATGGGCTTCTAACTATGATTCACGTATATTCCAATTGCAAAACATTCGTGATTCCAATTATCCTGAAGCCGTTAAAAAGCAACGCTATGAATCATTGACTAAATCTATGTCAGAAAAAGAATTTGATGAACTAGATAAAAAAGCAAAAGCAATTGACCGTTTAGTTGAAGGTTCATACAAATGAGTGAAATTTTAGATGATGTGCCTGGTTTATCGTTTGTTGGCCGCCCAAAAAAATCTTCTGTAACAGTTGATTTAAGCAGTTCGCCGGTTATCGAAACTACAAAAACAGGCAAACCATCTATTAATTTAGGCAACCTTAATCCTGATATTCAGGAAAGATTGTCTATATTGTCAGATTTATTTAAGGCTGATACCAAGTTAAACCCTAAAGGCGAAGATTTACCAATTACTAGCGGATATAGAACTAGAGAACAACAACGCCAGTTATATTTGGACCGTCTTAAAAATCCTAATTTGGTAGCTGAACCAGGCAAAAGCCGTCATGAAGGTGGCAACGCAATTGATATTCACCCAAGGGTGCCTGATACATTATTAGAACAAGTTGGCTTTCACCGGCCACACGGGTCTAAAGATATGTACCACGTAGAAATTAATCCTAATTCTAGTTTTACTCCATCAACAATTGCAGATGATGATGGTTACGGCATCAAATATGCAAAACCTTCAATGTTTGCTGAAACAAAACCAAGTAGTTTTGCCGAAGATTTTAGAAAAACTGTTGGCGAAATGTCATATGAAGATTTTAAAAATAAAAGTTTAATTGCTTCTGCCGCTAAATATACTGGTGCATCATTAGGATTGCCAGGATTTACTGAACAAGATAAAAAGCAATTAGAAGAAAAAGCCATAGGATTTGTGCAAGGTGTCAAGACTGCCGTTGAAAGCCCAGTTGAAACCGCTAAAAACGTTTACAAAGCCGTTACTGAACATCCTGGTACCATAGTAGGTGAAATGGTCAAAGGGGCCATATATGACCCTGAATTAATGTTATTGCCTGGTGTTAAGCAAACCGCACAATTGGCTGGTGAGGGCGTTAAAGCAGTTGGCCAAGGAATTAAAACTGGTGCCCAAGCGGTACGTGGTGCCGTTATGCCTTCTGAAGCGCAGTTAATAGCCCAATTTAATGCCCGTAGAACTGCCCCAGGCGGTAGCGTAGGTGCTATGGCAACACCGGATAAAGCAACCGTTGATGCTATGTTGGCTAGTGCAAGCCCTGAATTACGGGCACAAATAAGTTCTTACCCAACTGAATTGGTAGATATTAAAGCCCTTGAAAATCAACTTAAAGGCGATAAATTTAATTACCAATTGACCAAAGGCGAAGCATTGCAAGATGCCGCCATGATGTCAGATGAATTTAATAAACGGGCAAAAAGCGAAGATTTAATGGCTCGGTTACAAGACCGTGATGCCAAAATTGCCCAAGGATTTTCTACGTTGGCTGAAAAAGCCGCCCCTGATTTACCTGGTGGCATGAACATTGTTGATTATGGTCAAACTGCAATTGATCAATTATTGGTTAAAGATAAAGCAAGATTGGCTGATATAAATACTAAATATCAAGCTTTAGAAAAAGCCAATGGTGGAAATTTCCCAATTGACACTAATAAACTTAAAGCTGATGTAGATGCTGAATTATCCAAAAAAGTTCTTAAATCGTATGCTTCAGACAATATGCGGTCATACCTTAAAGACCTTGAAGATTTCCAAAAACGTGGAAACATGACGTTTGATGAATTTGAAAATCTGCGTACCAATATGGCTGAAGAAATGCGTTCTAATCCTAATGGAAACGCACGTAGAGTTGCTGGCATTATTCGCCAAGAACTTGAAAAACTACCAATGTCAGAAGATTTAAAAGGTATAAAACCATTAGCAGATTTAGCTAGAAATGCAGTTCGTGAACGTTATCAAGTATTAGATACCAACCCAGCATACCGTGTAGCCGTTAAAGATACACGTTTAGATAGCGAATTAGCCAATGGCCTAGAACACGTAGCCGCTGATAAATTTATTAAAAAGTTTGTTGTTGATGGCACAACCGCTGACGTTAAACGTTTGATGGGTGAACTTGGTCAAGATACATTAGGCCATCAAGCCGCCCAAGCTGGTTTAATTAAACAACTTGAAAACGTTGCAGTTGGTTCTAAAGGCGTTATTAATCAAAAATCATTTAATGATGCGTTAAATAAAACTGTTGGGAAAAAGCTTTTTGATATTATGCCAAACCAAACTGCCGTTGATCTTCAAGATTTGGCTGATTTGGCTAGATTGACTGAACACGTTGGTGGCAAAGGTTTTGCAAATACAAGTGGTACTGTTCCAGCAATGATGCGTGAAGGTGCATTTAATGCCATAGAAATGGGTATTAATGCCAAAACAACTTCACCAATTGGAAGTATGGGCAGAGCCGCAATGGAAAAACTAACCGCTAACAAAAAAATAAAAGAATCTTTAGAATTAGGTGCTGGGGTAAAGCGCCCAATTAAAGATATGTTAAAAGATTTAGAAAACGAAGGTAAATAACATGGCAAGCGTACTTTTATCCCCAGTTGGTAATGGCCAACAATTTTTTAACAATAATGGCTTGCCTAATGCTGGTGGATTGATTTATACCTACCAAGCTGGTTCTAGCACTTTATTGACTACTTACACAACCGTAAATGGCACTATTGCTAATACCAATCCTATTGTTTTAGATGCTTATGGCCGCACACCAAGCGAAATATGGATGCAAACCGGTTATAGCTATAAGTTTGTAATTCAAACTTCTGCGGCAGTTACTTTGCAAACTTTAGATAATCTTTATCCAATATTGCAAGCCGCCCCAACTGCTACCCCATCATTACCTACTGGTGCAATTATTCTTTGGTCAGGAAGTTTAGGTTCTGTTCCTACTGGCTATGTTCTTTGTGATGGCACTAATTCAACGCCAGATTTGCGTGACCGTTTTGTTATTGGCGCTGGTTCTAACTATGCCGTAGCGGCAACTGGTGGTTCTGCCGATGCTATTGTAGTAACCCATACCCATACTGCAACTTCTGTTGTTACAGATCCTACACACGTTCATGCTGAAACAAATTATACGGGCGGTATTGCACAATTTCCAATTTCAGGGCCAGCTTCAAATGGTTTGGCTTTTGCTACAGCAATAGGCAATGGTTCAACAATGAATACCCAATCAGCTTCAACTGGTATTACCGTAACTACAACAAACGCCAATGCCGGAACAAGCGGAACTAACGCAAATCTGCCGCCGTACTACGCATTAGCGTACATCATGAAAACATAATATGATTACCATTGATAAAAACGAAGCCGCTTTATCTGCTCACGAACAAGTTTGTGCTTTTCGTTACGAATCAATTAATGCTCGTTTAAAAAGACTTGAACAAATATTAATTGCTTCTGCTGGATTTATGATTGCAGTTCTTATTTCTATTGCACTTAAATTACAGTAATGAGTAATGTCAGACCCTTATGGAATAACAGAAGGAGTAAAAACTCTTTCCAGTAGCTTGGATGCAAGCCGAGAAGCTAGTAAAGGTTTATCTAAAAGCATTGAAAACATTCAGAATGACGGATTAGATTTAGCCCAAAAACAAGCAAATGACCGTATAAGGGCTAGGCGTGAAGCAGAGTTTAAAAAAGAACAAGCATTAATAAAAGCATTAAAACAATGGCAACACAACAAACAAATAAATGATGAAGAAGCCAAGCTAAAGATTGATTTTGTTAAGAAATACGGCGCAAAAGAATGGGAAGCAGTATTAAAAATTAAAGTGGATATAGAAAACTTACGCAAAAAAGACAATGAAGAATACCAGCACGAATTGAAAGCTATTAAACGTTTACAGTTTTATTGCTTTGCAGTTGCGGCGGTATTTGCTTGGTACTTTACTTGGGGGTACAAATGGTAGCTTATTTGACATTTTGTTTTGTTTATTGGGGTTCATTGGCTTGTTACGCATAAGGAATAAATTATGGATTGGTTATCAAAATTAGTACCTACTATTGCCACTTGTTTAGGTGGCCCATTGGCTGGTTTGGCCGTTACTGCGGTATCTAAAGCTTTAGGTATTGATGAAGATAAAGTTCAAAATGTCATTGATAGTGGTAAGTTAAACGCTGATCAAATAGCTAGTCTTAAACAAGCTGAAATTGAACTACAACGCCAGGCACAAGAATTAGGGCTTAACTTTGAACAATTAGCCGTACAAGACCGTGCATCGGCTCGTGACTTACAAAAAGAAACCAAGTCTTTTATACCGCCAGCTTTATCTATTCTTGTAACCATTGGATTTTTTGGTATTTTAGGCGGTTTAATGTCAGGCAAAATTGAAACTTCCGATGCCCTAATGCTAATGTTAGGTTCTTTAGGAACCGCCTGGACAGGCATTATTGCCTTTTACTTTGGTTCTTCAGCTAGTAGCCAAGCCAAAGACCAAATGATTCATAATTCAACGCCCATAAAATGACTAATGATCAATTAAAAGCCCTTGGCCTTGGCGAACAATGGCTTGACCCATTAAACGAAACGTTTGATAAATACCAAATTAATACGCCGCAACGCCAGGCGTGTTTCCTAGGGCAAACCCTTCATGAATCCGGTAACTTTAAATTTACTAAAGAAAACTTAAATTATTCGGCTAAAGCATTAATGGCAACCTGGCCAAGCCGGTTTCCTGATATGGATACTGCAACGCAATATGAACGCCAACCTGAAAAAATAGCCAGCAAGGTTTATGTTGGCCGCATGGGCAATGAAACACCGGAAGATGCCGCCAAATTTATAGGCCGTGGATTGATTCAAATTACCGGTAAAGAGAACTATACGCATTGTGGCGAAGCTTTAGGCATTGACTTGATAGCCCAGCCCCATTTTTTAGAAGAACCCCGTTACGCCATGTTATCGGCTGGCTGGTTTTGGAATAAAAAAGGGTTAAACGCCCTGGCTGATGAAGGCACTAAAGATGCTTTTGAAGTAATGACTAAACGTATTAATGGTGGTTTAATTGGTTTAGATGACCGTAAAGCCAAAATGAACGAAGCACTTAAAGCACTAGGAGCATAAAATGCACAACGAAAAAAAAGAAGAAGTTGAATCAAAAGCAATGCAGAAAAAAGAAAACAAGCAAATGATTCAAATGCGTAGCGGATTGTTTGAATTAAAGCGTGAATTAAAAAAACATGAACGTGAGCCTATGAACAAGGCCCACCCCAAGTAATTACAAGCTTTTGTAATACTTCCATTTATCTTGGTATTGCTGAAGCACCGATGGTGGCACCCAACCTAATTGCCGCCATCTAATAGTTATATCGGTGTAAGAAGTTGGAAAGTATCGGTTCATGTTAACCCCTAATATTTAAATTTAGGCATACAAGTAACTTCTACTGGAATATCCGCAGTAAAGCCATTAATTGAACGTTTAGTGGTGATTACGTGCGCCCGTAGGCCAGCCCCCTCACATTCAGTAACGCCATTAATAACTTCATTCCTAGTAAGACTAGCAACTTGCTTATCTAATATTAACTGTTGGGATGGGGCTTGGCTATATACGGTGCCAGCAGTGCCTGAAGTGCTACTACAACCGTTAAGCAGTAGCATAAAAACAACAAACCCTACAAACAATATGCCAGTAATTACTTCACTAGCTATTTTTTTAAACTTTTTGATTTTGCGTTGTTTATCTTCCCAAGCAAGAAGCTTGTTGTATTCCTCACGATCACCCCAACCTTTATCCACCATACGTTGTAGGTTTTCTTGTTTAGCCTGGTAAGCCCAAAATGCTTCTGCTTGTTGTTCTTCACGATTCATAATTAATTCCTTTATTTATCACCGCAACATTGCGGTATTGGTTAATTTACTAAAGATTACTTTAGTTGTAAAGCTATTTGTGGTTATTTTTCAACTGCCAAAATTCCAATAATTTGGTAAACATAAGCCAATAGCGGTCCAAATCTTCTTGTTCGTGTTCCACAACCTTAACACCAGTAAACTGGGTAATGCCATTGACCATCTTGTAACCCACAAATACATTGGCACAACGGGCTTTGAACATATTAAATCCCATGCGGTAAGCCGCTAATTGCATCCCATGCTCTGCATAAATTTCAGCTTTAGAAATATCTTCTGTTTCCTTGGTTTTAATATCAATAACTACGCCATCAAAATCATGCCTTGATTTAGCTATTAAATCGGCCTTACCGCCGTACCCAAGGGGATGGGCGAAGGATAGTTCCGATAATAGTAAAAGTTCCCCAAAATGCGTTTTAATGGCTTCTTCAACGGGGCGGCATATTTGCATATGTTCCGGTATCAATGCACCTTCAAAAAACGATTGAACGATGGCATGAATAGAAGTTCCACGGTCAGCGGCTACACGGCCAGTTTGTTTGGAATCCATCATTACCCGTTCAAGCCAGGATTGTTCCGATTCCCCAGTTTCCCTAGGAAGGGTTAAAGCACTTAACAGGACGTTTTGTTGTTTCCAAATATCAAGGCCTGGACGTGCCGCAACCGCAATGATTCCTGAAACGCTAGGGCAAAGGTCAAGTGATCTTGCATCCCGTAACGTTGTTGCTCGTTGCTGGCCGTTCTTGGCAGTAACTGAATATGCTGGGTTTCCTTCACGATCATACCAATGCCCACTTTCCGATTGACGTTCTTTAATTATCATTGTTTTGGTTTTCTTCCACGTTTTGGTGCTTCTTCTTGAACTGGCGTAACTACAACAATTTTGCTGAAATATTCACCGCACCAATCATTTTGACTTTTGTTGGCGGTTTGTGGAAAACGTTTACATACGCCATACGTATCATTGGTTTGACCAGCATACCATTTACAGTCAATACATTTCATTTAATCACCTAATGTTTTTAAAATTAAACTTCTATCTTCAGGGTCTTTTACCATACAAGCCGCTTCAGTAATTAAAGCTTTGGTAAAGTTGGACAATGCTTCATAACTGAAACCAATGATTTCAGTTTCTTCATCGTGGCCTATATCTTGAACTGTTTTCAAAGTGTAGTAATCACAAACCATAAACTTAATCATTGGCTTCATATTGCCCCCTAGAATGGAATATCGTCATCAATCAATTCTGACGGTGCAGAACTAACTGGTAGCGAATTAGGTTCAAACGTATTACGGTATTCGGCAGACTTCTTAATTACGCCTTGCATACCTTCTGACAACTTACTAAATTTATCTTGATCAAACGGATCAAGGGTAAAAATCATGGGTTCGTTAACGCCAACGGGTTCGCCTAATTTTTTTAATGCGGCTGGTATTTGGCTAATGCCAGCAATGTTGGCGTACTCTTTACCATCGTATGTTGAGTGGGTGATAGATACCATGCAACACTTGCCCAGTAAGACTTCTAGGTTAAAGCCATCTAGTTCTTCTTGGGTAAATGCTTTACCACGCCAGGCTTCTAAATCTTTACGCAACGTGGCTTTTTCGTCTAGCGATAACGTATATCGTTTAGATACAATTAGCGGTTTGCCTTCTGCGGTTTGCAATGGCTGGCCATCGTTATCTTCACCATGTAATTCAAACATAGTGATGATTTTGCGTTGCATCTTTTTCTTACCCATCCATTCAGTTGTTTGGGTGCCAATATCAATGATGCGATATAGCTTGGCAAGAAAACTGCCGGCTGGTGGTAGTTTGAAGTCACTACCGGAACTGGTTTGTTTTGCAATTATCATTTTTTTCATTTTCCAAAAATTTGACCGAAGTCATTAAACATTTCTGTTAATACTGGGTTCTTTTTCCAGCGATTAGGTTTACCGCAAGCTTGCCGTATGCAATCTACTTGGGCCTGGGTAAGCAGTTCGCCACCATATTCCATGCAATCTAAAGCTTCTTCTAAAAATTCTTCATGTTCCAACATCAATTGACTTAATTCATCCATGTTTGCTACTCCTTGTTTATCACGGCACCATTGCCGTACTTACAAATGTAAAGTAAAATTTAGTTGTTGTAAAGTAATATTTAGTAAAAAAGGAAAAATAAATGACTGATGCACAAATGATTGACCTATTGGGCAAGCCAGCAAAGGTAGCAAAGCTATGTGGCGTAACGGTCCAAGCGGTGTGTCAATGGCGCAACAACAATGCAATACCAGCCGCACCATTGATGCTAATAGCGGCAACCATAGAACGGGAAAGCCACGGCCTGGTATCAAGAAAAGAC